AGCCATTACCAAGGATTATTCGGCCTTGATGAATCGAATGAAACACAGAGGAATGATCAGTGGCTAATACTCCACTTGGTCTGACGTTGCCTCTTGAACGCAGTAACAATGGATATTTTCGACAAGGTTTCGATATTGTTACTCAAATCAAGAGTAATTTGACCAATTTGATACTTACTAGAAAGGGCACGCGCCCCATGAATCCTACCTTTGGGTCGGAAATTCATCGGGTCATTTTTCAGCCCATCACTGATAATAATAAGGCCGAAATTCGGGCTGCTGTCGATCAGGCAACGAAAATTTGGATGCCCTTTCTGACAATAAACGATGTTCAGGTAATTCGGGACGTAAAGAACGAGAATCAGATTTACGCTAAGATTACGTTTACCATCAACTCGACCGTTAACATCACGGATTCTATTACATTGGTGTTCTAAGGAGAATTACCGTGGCAATTGGCAAAGTCAACAAATCGTTCACGCCGGTAAAGCGGAACATCCAATACTTGTCAAAGACGTTCGCCGAATATCGGCAGAATCTTATTGATTACGCACGAGTATATTTTCCAAATACTAACACCGATTTCAATGAAGCATCGCCGGGTATGATGTTTATTGAAATGGCCGCATACATTGGCGATGTATTAGGCTATTATATTGATACGAATTTCCGTGAAAATCTGTTATCGTATGCCAATGAAATGGGAAATATCATCCCGTTGGCACAGTCGATGGGGTACAAGACCAAGCCGGGCGCGCCGGCCGTTGCTGATTTAGACGTATATCAATTGTGCCCCGCATTGGCCTCGGGCACGAACTATTCACCGGATCCACGATATTATCTTCGACTTGCACCCAGTGCGGTCTTTGCCGCGGTCAACTTTCCAACGAACTTCCGTACGATTGAGGAAGTCAATTTTGCTGATCCGGTAGATAGAGAGATTTCGGTGTTTGCTACAGATATCAATAACAAACCATTAACATATCTCATCAAGAAGACCGCCAAAGTAGTTGCAGGTACTATCAAGACGTACACGGCAACCTTCGGCACACCAGCTAAATTTTCGGTGATTGAATTACCCGACAATGATGTTATGGATGTTATGTCCGTGGTAGATGGTGCTGGGAATACGTGGTATGAAGTGGATTTCCTTGCACAAGATCTTGTTTTTCAAGACAACGTCAATGCTAATACCACATCAAACACGAACTTCAGTGTACCACCAACATATACTATTAAGGTAGTTCGTACGCCACGTAGATTTGTAACAAGATACAACGAAAACTTCAAATTGGAGTTACACTTTGGTTCCGGCGTTATTGATGACAATGATGCCACTATTAATCTCGAACCAAAGAAATTATCCAACAGTGAATATCAAACAAATCTGGCATCGACCTCATTAGATCCGTCGGATTTTCTATCATCTCGTTCATATGGTTCGGCGCCCGGAAATACCACGCTCACTATCACCTATGCAACGGGTGGTGGTATCACAACCAACGTGCCATCAAATAGTGTCACCAAGGTCATAACCACCAATGTATTGAATGACATCACGTCATTCTCTGCCGCCGAAATCGCATTATACCGTGACGTAGTAGCATCTATTGGATCTAATAATCCAGAGCCCGCCACGGGCGGTAAGGGACAAGACAGTATTGAAGAAATCAGAAACGGGGCATTGGGATTTTTCAATGCGCAGAATCGAACGGTCACCGCGAATGATTATGTGGCCCGTGTATATGCTATGCCACCGAAGTATGGCTCGGTATCCAAAATATTTGTGGCAAAAGATGAACAGATGAATAGTATCCTTCGCGCCGCCCAAGATCAAGCACCGCCAAACGGTGTATACGTGGAAGACCAGCCGGGGCCGGGTGTCATTAATCTGTACGTGCTGGGCTATAATCAGTACAAGAAGTTGGTACCACTGAATACTGAATCAAAGAAGAATTTGAAGACCTATCTTGATCAATATCGCATGCTTACGGACACCGTTCGTATTTTAGATGCATTTGTCGTCAATGTCGGTGTTCGCTTTAAGATTGTCGTGTATAAGAACTATAATATGAATGAAGTTCTCGCTCGAACCATTGACCGAGTTAAAACATTCTTTGATATCGACGCATGGCAGTTGAATCAGCCCATTATTCTTAATGACCTGTACATGGAAATCGCATCCACTGAGGGTGTTCAAAGTGTATTGAATGTAGAAGTTTTCAACCGATATGCGTTTCGGGATGGATCCGATTATGAAGATTACATCTATGACATCGCATCGGCCACAAATAATGGTATCATCTATCCAAGCCTAGATCCGTGCATCTTTGAAATTCGATACCCGGAACAAGATATCATTGGCAACGCGGTGCAATAATATGAGAAAATTCTATATTCCCGTTAAAGATACCACGATTCATTCTCAGTTTCCTCAGAAGAATACAGGTCGTGATGAAATTCTTGAAGTTGGTAAAAGTACCGACGGACTCAATTCGGTCCGTTCATTGGTGCAATTTGATACTGTGGCCGACGCGGCAAGTATTGCCAACGATATAGCAATCGGCGCCATTCCATCCAATGCACAGTTTGATATGAAGTTATTTGTTGCTCGGGCCGATGATTTGACTTATGGGCAAGTGATTGAAATGTATCAAGTGTCTGAAAGTTGGGTTGAAGGTACGGGCTACTTCTATCAGAATACCAATGTCCCATATACTGCCTCTCGAAATCCGATGGGTGGCTACTTCGAAAATGATGGTGCCACATGGCGAACACGTCAGAGCGGATCTAATTGGGCAACCAGTGGATCATCGTATCTTACCAACAGTATTAGTTACCGAATTGCAGACCCTGTGGTGGATATGGTGGTGGATGTAACCACATTCATCCAATCATGGCTGTCAGGTTCTGTTACTGACAGTGGACTTTTATTGAAGTTTCCTACTGTAGATGAAGTGGACGCTCGTAATGTGGGCAATATTCGGTTTTTCTCCCGAAATACACACACCATTTATACGCCGTTGATTATCGCAAAATGGAACGATCAGCAGTATATTACTGGCTCTCTCACCGCATCAAATGCGCCCGCTGAAATTACTGTCATTCCTCGAAACTTACGTCCTCGATATTTGAAGGGACAAGTTGCTCGAGTAGATCTTTCTGTTCGGGATCAATATCCTGTTCGAACGTTTGATACCGCATTTACTGCATGGGACGGCGTAGATAGACTGCCGTCCAGCTCGTATTTCAGTGTAATAGATCAACAGAGTAACACGACCATTATTCCGTTTGACCAATATTCATTAGTATCATGTGATGGTACTGGTAGTTATGTCAAATTTAGAACCGACGCATTGTGGCCGGGTCGTTATTACAAACTGATGTTCAAGGTTGATGATCAGGGTTATGAACAAATCTTTGATTCTGCACACACCTTTATGGTTGATGCGCCAGGTTCGGCATGACTTCATTAGACGCTCTAAGTAACATTCAACTCAATACCGTTCACGAAGCTACGCCAAGTGAAGTGGATACTATTCATCGACCGGATCAGATATTCACGGCCGGTTATCTTGACACGCCCATCCAGTATGTCACGGATCAGCGATTCATTCCATCGACAGTCACCACCGAATTGGCATCTTTACCTGATGCGCTTCAGCGAGATTTTGTTTCTGCCGTAGAAATCAATATCAATACGGAAGATAGACAAGGATTTCCTATAAACATGTATTCGCCGGTGTGGGATAGAAACCGATACAATAAAGTTATCGGGTCACGTACAGGATTCAACCACTTCTAATATGCCAAATCCAGAGAATTTTCCGAACGTTATTTCAGTACCCGTTGACATTCGTCCGAATCGTTTGAATAACAGTGATACCGACCTGTTTCAAACTTCGACGAAACAAGTATTGTTTGGTACTGATGCTCGTGATAGTGTAGAACTCTGGATATACAATCCAAATGGATCGTTGGCCACCCATATTACGTTAGATGCTAATGACGATGCATTAGGTTTGAATACCGTGATAGATAATACCGGTGCATATGAATATGTCAATCTTGATATGACTTCGATACTAAGCCGAACGGGTCTAGAACAAGGCCGGTATCAATTGGTGGTCAATTTCCTTCGAACGGAAGTAGGAAACGAAATAGGAAACAAATTGTTCATACAAGACATTAGCCCAGATCGAACGGAATTACAATTGCATGCACAACAAGTTGATCAAGATATCGTATCCCAAATTTATGAGTTCGTCGTACCATCAGTACCACGAACTACTGCACAGGGATTGATTGATCTTGTTTTTCATAAGACAGTAAGTGGCCAATCAGATGTGGTTAATGAAAGTACAGTTGCATCAGAATTAGACTTGATTATTCCAGACACCATCGGTCGAATTGCCGACGCACATGCATATGGATCATATTCATCTATGATTAACGAAATTATCAATGAATCATATCGTCGTACACTCAACAATATGGCGGCGGATACCAATAATTTGAATATCCAAGACGCTGATTTGGAGTCTTATATTAAGTCCGCAGTACAAAGTATTATTCAAGAATACAAAGATTCGGGTCGTGTTGATCCACGATTCAACATATTCTAAGGGCCGCATATGTCATTACCAGCCGGAACAACAATTGAAGGGTCATCGGATCCGCGTACTGTAGAACAAAACCGTACGTTGAGTAGTCTCAAGCATAATGAAGATGGTACGATTTCATCGCAGTATATGGGATCACTATTATATCCTAACGGACAGTTAACTAAAGATTATTCTGTTCTTAACAAACCAGCTGATCGTGTGGCTAATATCAATGCTGCGATTGCTGCGGGAACCGATCCAGCGAAGCCAAGCGGTGGCTATATTTTGATATTGAACACCGATGGTATTCCTATTCAATATGTTGGCTTAGGGTCCCCACTATCAGTTGCGCCAGCACCGGTGGTACGGTCAAATGCGCCCACACCGTCAGTTGTACCTGGGATGCCGGTAAATCTTGTAGATATTGTAAAACTAAGTACCTCCGACGTTGCTCGCCAATACGTGAAGGGTACCCTGAAGGCAATTGATAGCCAAGTCATTACCGCAACCAATACATCAAATAACGTTGAGGTACAGGTATCATTTACACCACGAACGGGTTTGGTGTTTGATCCAGCAACCTTTCTATTGGCACCGAACGGTACACAAACTACCACATTAACGTTTGATATTGCGTCGATAGATGCTCTCAATGAAGGATTGACAACATACAATATCCCAATTGCATTAACGAGCCCAACGGC